CAGATCCTAACATGCAGAACATGCCTAGAGGTGGTACGTTTCCTGTGAAGAAGATCTTTGTATCACGTTGGGAGGGTGGCAAGATACTTGAAGCTGACTTTGCACAACTAGAGTTTAGAACTGCAGCATATTTGTCACAGGACAAAGTTGCAATGCAGGAGATAAGCGAAGGCTTTGATGTGCATAGTTATACTGCAAAGGTTATCACGGATGCAGGACAGCCTACATCTAGGCAAGAAGCTAAAGCACATACCTTTGCTCCTCTATATGGAGCTACAGGGTTTGGCAGGTCTGAAGCAGAAGCTATGTACTACGAGCAGTTTGGTGATAAGTATAAGGGTGTGTCTGCATGGCACAAGAAGTTAGGTGATGAAGCTATTAACACAGGACGTGTTAGTATTCCTTCAGGACGTTCCTTCTCTTTCCCTGATGTGGTACGTAAAGGTAATGGCACAGTTACATTCTTTACACAGATAAAGAACTACCCTGTGCAAGCGTTTGCTACTGCAGACATTGTGCCACTAATTCTTATTACGATTGATAGTATGCTCATGCCTTTACAGAGTTGTATTGTAAATACTGTGCATGATTCAATAGTGATTGACGTTCATCCTGCAGAGGTGGACATGGTATTACAAGTAGTAGAGAGTATAAATAGTAACATGAAATCTATCATTGATACACGTTGGAATATAGACTTTAATGTGCCTTTGAAATTAGATGCAAAAATAGGTGACAACTGGCTTGACACTAAAGATGTATGATGGTATAACTATAACACTTTTTTAAATTATAAGGAGAATATATATGAATGAAGTAGTAACAATAAACGGAAACTTTGACGATATGGCTAAAGCTATGGGCATGTCCGAACCTGTGGGTACTGAGATAACTAAGAAGTCTGCTAGTTCTTTGGCTAGACTAAAGCTTAGTCACACACCTATCATGGGTACAACAGAAATCAATGGTAAGACAGTGAATGTTGAAACCATACCCTCTGGTTCTTTTAAACTAGAGGTGCCTGATGATGGTCAGTACTTTCAGACTGACATTGAGATCAGACCTTTCATGCAACGTTATATGTATAAAAGGTTTATAAAGGGCAATGACAGCACACCCAATCGTTATGTCAAGACAGTCATGTCTGATAATCTTAACGTTGATCTAAAGGATAACGATGGTGGCTTCAACTGTGGCAAACCTGCAGGATACATACAGGACTTTGCTTCTCTGCCTGACAAGCAGAAGGAACTGATCAGACAGATCAAACGAGTCAGAGTCATACTAGGGCTTGCTAAGTTTGATAAGGCTCTTAAAGTAGAAGGTGACTATAGCAGTGAAGCTGATCTAGGTTATGTGCCTTTCATATGGGAAGTAGATAACCGTGAAGCATTCAAAACTGTTGGGGATGTTTTTGTAAAACTTTCTAAGATGAAGAGACTACCAGTTAATCATACTGTTTATGCTTCATCTGAAGAGAGAAAACTGCCGAATGGTAACAGCTATTATGTGCCAAGCACAAGGCTAGACCTTACCAATAAGGTAGAGACATCTGACAAAGATCAGGAACTCTTTAGTGATCTTCTGTCTTGGGTTACTAACTACAATCAGTACATCATGAATCAGTGGGATGAGAATGTTCATTCCAAAGAGGACATTGATCCTGCTGTTGTGGAAACTTTCATCGACATCACAAGTGAAGAGAAAGTTCAGTAAACATGAATCACAAGGCAGAACTTAAACTGCACCGATTCCTAGACCAAGCCACTGACGGTAAGAAGGTGTTGTCTGACGCAAACATTGATAAGATTTGTGATGACATCAAAGAAGCCTTACACCGTCAGTTTGGCTCTAAGAATACTAGGAAAGAGTTCAGACTTAGGATGTCAAACATAGGCAAGCCTACCTGTCAGCTTTGGTTTGAGAAAAACAAACCAGAGGAAGCACTACCTTTTCCTAACAACTTTGTAATGAACATGATGTTAGGGGACATAGTTGAATCTGTATTTAAGGGATTGCTTAGACAGGCAGGTGTAGCCTTTGAGGATTCTAAGAAAGTGTCTATGGAACTAACTATAGATTCAAATATAGAGGGGACATATGACATAATCATGGACGATGCAGTTGATGATATTAAGTCTGCATCTGATTGGTCATACAGAAATAAGTTTGAATCATTTGATACTCTTGCTAACGGTGATGCATTTGGTTATGTAGGACAGTTAGCAGGGTACGCACAGGCTTTGAATAAGAAAGCAGGTGGATGGTGGGTAATAAATAAATCTAATGGTAGCTTTAAATATGTACCTGCCACTGGTTTAGACTTGACAAAAGAAGTAGATAAACTATCTGATAATGTAAGCGTAGTACAAAGTAACAAGTTCAAAAGATGTTTTGATGCTGTTGAAGAAACATTCAGAGGTAAGCCTACAGGAAATAAAATCTTAGGAACGACATGCTCATTCTGTAGATTTAAACATTCTTGTTGGACTAACTTGCAGGAGCTACCTTCTCTGGTATCTCAGGCAAAAGAACCAAAGATAGTTTCATATGTTGAAATAAGAAAGGAGAAACTTATATGACAAACAAAGAACCCACACTAGAGGAGATGGCTGAACAGATCTCCGATTTACAAACACAACTTTCAGACATGAAGAAAGCATATAATGATAAAAAGTATGCTGCCTATAATGCTGCAAAAGAAGCATATCTTGCAGAAGCAAAAGCTCTGTATGGTGATAGGCATGTTCCTCTGTCGAGAACATACTCTGTTTGGTGGTAGTTGTTATACACTTCTAAACAGTATCAGGTAGCACGTAAGTTAGGCTATCGTAGTGGACTTGAGGTTAAGCTCTCAGAGTTTCTTGATGAACTAAAGATAAAATACATCTACGAGGGTATCAAGATAGAGTGGGAAGACTTAGCCTACAGACAATACACACCTGACTTTGTGCTACCTAACGGAATAATAATAGAAACAAAAGGATTGTTTACTGTTGATGACAGACGCAAGCATATCGCTATACAAAAACAACACCCGAAGCTTGATATACGTTTTGTGTTTACAAGTAGCAAAAGAAAATTACAGAAAGGATCTAAAACTACCTATGGTATGTGGTGTGAAAAGAATAACTTTAAATACTACGACAGAATTATACCAGAGGGTTGGCTAAAAGAACGTAAAAAGAAACCACATCCTGAGTTCATAAAGTTCACAGGTAAAAAAATTATAAGGAGATATAAATGACACAGAACGGATTTAAAGACTTACATTTTAAATTAGACGATCAGGACATAATGATTCGTATGAAACCAATACTAGATCATCAAAATAATTGGACAGGAGATGTACACCTACAAGTTATAGACTCTGTGCAAAATCCTCTATCTGATAGAGACTTTAATGATATTATGTTCTTTGCAAGAATGTGTCTTGTAGGTATTGACTTACTTAGAACAGATGAAGAGTGGTCAAAGAAAGTTTATCAGATGGTTAGAAAAGAAATAGATGATGAAACAAAACCTAAAATTATTGATAGACAGGACAATGTAATTAAGGTAGACTTTAAAGCAATGAAAGAGAAACTAAATGGGAGTGCATGATATGGCTAAATGGGGAATGAATTGTAAGGAGAAGGACATGGTAAATAATCCACCACACTATAACAAATATGGTGTAGAGTGCATCGAAGCTATTCAGTCGGCTACAGGAGAAGGATACGAGTATTATTTGCAGGGTAATATTATTAAGTATCTTTGGAGATACCGATACAAGAATGGTGTGCAAGATCTAGAGAAAGCACAGTGGTATCTTAATCGCTTGATTGAGATCAAAAAGAAAGCAGAAGAGCCTGACGTTATAGGCACTAGCTTTGGCATTGAGTTGAGTGATGGTTGTTAAGATATACCTCACTCTTGATATAGATAAAGATGAGTATCCTGTACCTGCTGACGGAGATCCTAGTCAAGAAATACAAGAAGCACTAGACGAGTTTATCTATGATATTGACGGACTAAAAATTAAAAACATACGAATAACATTGGAGGATTAACATGAACGACTATCAAAAATTTATTGCAATATCTAGGTATGCTAGGTGGATTGACGAAGAGAATCGAAGAGAGACATGGGACGAAACTGTGCAGAGATATGTGGACTATATTACTGAGAAAGTAAAAGGACACTTACCTAAACAACAAATCTTTGAAGCTATAAAGAACCTAGAGGTTATGCCATCTATGAGAGCTTTGATGACTGCAGGTTCTGCACTTGAGAGAGACAACACAGCAGGATATAACTGTAGCTATCTACCTGTTGATGACCCAAAAGCTTTTGATGAAGCTATGTATATTCTTTTATGTGGCACAGGTGTAGGATTCTCTGTTGAAAGACAATATGTATCGCAGTTACCAGAAATACCACAGAGTTTAGATCATGTTGACACTATAATAAAAGTACAAGACAGCAAAGAAGGATGGGCAAGAGCCTTACGCAAGCTTATAGGACATCTATATATGGGCGAAGTTCCTATGTGGGACATGTCAAATGTAAGACCTGCAGGTGCTAGACTAAAAGTATTTGGTGGTAGAGCTAGTGGTCCTGCACCTCTAATTGATTTATTTAGCTTTACTGTTGCTTTGTTTCGACAGAATGCAGGTCGCAAGCTATCTAGCTATGATTGTCATAATCTTATGTGTAAGGTTGGGGAAGTTGTAGTGTCTGGTGGTGTGCGTAGATCAGCCATGATCAGTTTGTCTAACCTATCTGATGGACGAATGAGACATGCCAAGTCTGGTAAATGGTGGGAGACAGCACCACAGATGGCTCTTTCAAATAACTCTG